TGGTACAAATGGATTTCCTCTAAATGGTGCGACTAATAATGGATTACTTACATATCAAGATGTTCCTACTCAAGCAAATGTTGAAAGTAATTTAACATATGATGGTACTACATTAACAATAGTTGGTAATACAACTCAGACGGGTGATATTACATTAACCGGTGGATTAGATGCTAGTACATATGTAGAAGCAACTGCTTATAGAGAAATTTATAATAATTTATTAACCGGTGGTAGTGTTGCAATAGATTGTTCAACTGCAAATAACTTTAGAAGACAATTTAACGCAACAGCCACAGTAACATTTACTAATGTACCTGTTGGTAAAGCATTTGGATTTACATTATTAACTGTAAACGCTGGGGCATTTGTAATTACATGGCCTGCAACGGTTAATTGGGCAGGTGGTATTCAACCCGTATTAACATCATCCGGTGAAGATGTATTAGTATTTTATACATTTGATGGTGGAACAAGTTGGTATGGATTTACAATAGCTAAAAATTTAAGTTAATATTATGGGAATAGCAAAGAGACTAGTAGAATCGGATTCAACACAGGCATTTCCGTTTGTGTTTCAAATTACAACCACATCGGCTAATACTGTATTTACATGTCCAATTACCGATTATGGTGGACTAACACCACAATTAAATATAAATTGGGGAGATAGTAGTGCATCACCGTTGATAACATCATCATCTTCAGTAGATAGAATACATACATATGTTTCAGCTGGAACTTATACAGTTACTATTAGTGGATTTATGCCAGGATTTCAAGTTAATAATAATGTAGGAATAAGAAGTTTAATAACAAGCATTGTACAATTTGGTACAGTAGGATTGAGGACATTAAATTTTTATGGATGTATAAACATAACCTCTATACCAAGTAGTGCATCATTAAGTGCAGTTGGTGGGTATGGTGGGTTAAATGAAATATTAAGTTTTTCAAATTTTATGAATGGTACAGCTATAACATCCATACCGGCAGATATATTTGATTTTTCACCTAATGTAACATCTTTTGCCAGTGCATTTGCAACAATTAATACAATATCAACTGTACCAACTGGTTTATTTGATATTGCAGTAAATGTATCATCTTTTGCATCTTGTTTCTTTGCTTGTGCGAGTTTAACTTCCGTACCATCAACTATATTTGACCTAAATATTAATGTAACGAGTTTTTCTGGTACATTTAGAAATTGTAGAGCATTAACAAATGTATTACAATTTACATTTAATACAGCGGTAACAACATTCTCACAAGTTTATAATATGAGTTCAACTTCAAATGCTTTAGTAGGTACTGCTCCTGAATTATGGAATAGAGTACCAACACCTGCTGGAACTGATGCATTTAGAAATTGCACCGGTTTAACAAACTTCGCATCAATACCACCAACATTTACTTAATATGTATTTACGAATTATAAATAATGAAATCAGTTATCCTTATACAATTAAGGATTTAAAAGCTGCGCATAGAAATATTACATTCCCAAATGAAATTGGAGAAGAAACTATGACTCAATTTGGTTTATATGAAGTTGAACAAACTCCAAAACCAAATGATTACACAAAAAATATTACCGAAGGAACTCCTATTTTAACGGATGGTGTATATTATCAAAATTGGATTCAAACGGATGCATCCCAAAGTGAAATTGATTATAGATTAGAAAACCAATGGTTTATTATTAGAGAAACTAGAAACGAATTATTGACAGAATGCGATTGGACACAATTAGCAGATATCCCATCTGAAACAAAAGAAGCTTGGACAATATATAGACAAGCATTACGAAATATTACAACACAATCAAGTCCATTTAGTATAACTTGGCCGGTTAAACCCTAAAAGAGAAAATATTTATATTTATACCTATAACAAAAAGCATATAGATATAGATGATTATACATAGTCCAATATTTTCGGGTTCAATTACACAGGCATTATCTGCTTACGCAAATTTAAGTGGTTCATTTACCGGTTCTTTTAAAGGAACTATCGATGTTCAACAGGCAACATTTACTAATCTTATTGTAGGTAATAGTTTAGCAGTAAGTGGTTCTATAACAATGACTGGCTCAATGAATTTAACGGATGGTGGATATTTAGTAGATGGAGTTGATGTATTAGATTCATCTATTGCATTTGCAATAGCATTAGGATAAAAAAATAAAAAGAAATGGCAAACGCATTTAAAAATAGTATAGCGGGTTCAATTGGAACAGTAGGTGTGAAAATATATGAAACACCTGCGGCAACTTCAACAACTGTAATTGGGGTTGGTGTAGCGAATGTAAGCACAAATAATATATCAGTTAGTGTAATGGTTAGAGATACATCGGCTAATAAATGTGTTTATGTTGTAAAAGATTCTTTAATTATACCCGGTAGTACTAATGTGTTGGTAGGTGGTGAGCAAAAGTTAGTTTTGGAAACAGGAGATTTTCTATCAGTAACATCATCGTTAGCCAATTCAGCAGATGTAATTGTTTCGGTATTGGAAATAACATAAAAGTTGTAATTAATGGAATATTTAGGTGGTAACCCAAATGGTTTAAATCAACAAACTAAAGATAAAATTTCTTTATTTGTAAGTGGAAGTAGTGTAGCTAATTTTTCATCTCATTCAATAGATGTGGGTGCAAATTTTTCCGCTTCTGGAATACAAACATCTTTAATTGGGTCACCAACAAATTCGATTCAAATAAATTCTAATGTAAAAATTAGTGGTTCAATTACTTCTTCATTTTTTATTGGTGATGGTGGTGGTTTGTTTAACATTAATGCAGCGGCAATTGGTGATTTAGATAGATTAAAATCAGGTTCGGCAACCGCGATAATTTCTCCAAATAGAGGGTTAGTAGTTAATACTGATTTAACTGTAGCAGGTACAATAAATGCAACTGAATTAAAAGTAATTTATATATCATCATCAATAATCTACGCAAGTGGAAGTAACAAATTTGGTGATGCGCAAAACGATAAGCAAGAATTTACTGGAAGTGTTGGTATCACCGGTTCATTATCATTTGGAATTGGTTCACTAAAATCAGATATAACAACCGATGAGGTATTGGTTTATAATTCTTCAACAGGTAAAATCGGTATAAAAACAGCAGCAGCAACTTCTGGTACATCCGGAACATCTGGTACATCTGGTACCACTGGTTCGGAAGGAACTTCTGGAACATCCGGAACTTCTGGTTCATCGGGAACCTCCGGTACATCAGGTACATCTGGTAGTGGAGGAAGTAGTGGAACTAGTGGCACATCAGGAACTTCTGGAACTTCTGGTACATCAGGAACTTCTGGTAGTGGAGGAACATCTGGAACATCGGGAACAAGTGGAACATCTGGAACATCTGGAACAAGTGGAACTGATGGAACTTCTGGTTCAGGAGGAACATCGGGAACTTCTGGAACTTCGGGAACATCCGGAAGTACTGGTTCATCAGGTTCATCCGGTACATCAGGAAGTTCAGGAACAAGCGGAACTTCGGGTTCGGATGGAAGTAGTGGTACTTCAGGTACATCTGGTTCACAAGGAAGTTCTGGTACATCTGGAACATCTGGTTCAACGGGAACTGCAGGAAGCTCAGGAATTAGTGGTACCGGTGGAAGTGGTGGTTCGTCAGGAACTTCAGGAGTAAGTGGTTCATCAGGAACTTCAGGAACATCCGGTACTAGTGGTGTAACGGGAGCTGGTGGAGGTACTGGTACTGCGGGTAGTGGAGGTTCATCGGGAACTTCTGGTACATCAGGTATCAATGGTACATCTGGTATCAATGGTACATCTGGAACTTCAGGAACTTCAGGAGTAAGTGGAGCCGGTGGTGGAAGTGGTTCATCTGGAACTTCAGGAACAAGTGGTACATCAGGAACATCTGGTACATCTGCAACTTCTGGTACTTCTGGTACTTCGGGAACAAGTGGTGCACAAGGTTCATCTGGTTCAAATGGTTCATCGGGAACTTCTGGTACATCTGGCACTTCTGGAACATCTGGTATATCTGGTTCAGATGGAACTTCGGGAACAAGTGGAACATCTGGAATAAGTGGAGTGCAAGGTTCATCCGGAACTTCGGGAACAAGTGGTACATCTGGTATAAATGGAAGCTCTGGTACATCTGGTATAAATGGAAGTTCAGGAACAAGCGGAATTTCAGGTACATCAGGAACTTCTGGTATAAGTGGTTCGGCTGGTAGTTCAGGAACAAGTGGTACTTCTGGTACTTCAGGAACTTCTGGTGCGAGTGGTTCTTCGGGAACTTCTGGTACTTCGGGAACATCTGGAACATCGGGAACTTCTGGTGCAAGTGGTTCTTCAGGAACTTCTGGTACATCAGGAACTTCTGGTGTAAGTGGTTCATCAGGAACATCTGGTACTTCAGGAACTTCTGGTAGTAGTGGTACATCTGGAACTTCGGGAACATCCGGAGTAAGTGGTTCATCTGGTACATCAGGAACTTCTGGCACATCGGGAACTTCTGGTAGTAGTGGTACATCGGGAACATCTGGAACTTCTGGTACATCTGGTACATCTGGAACATCAGGAACATCTGGAACTTCTGGTTCATCAGGTACTTCTGGATTATTATCATTAACCGGTACAACTGATAATGGTGTAATCACATTAAACGGAACTGCACCAAACGCAACCGTTGAAGCAAATTTAAAATTCGATGGTACTACATTGACGGTAACTGGTAACGCTACAATTAGTGGTGACCTTACTGTAAGTGGTACTACAACATATATTAATACAACAACTCTTAACGTAGGTGATAATCTTATTACACTTAACGCAGATTTTGCATCTGGTGCACCAACTGAAAATGCAGGTATAGAAGTTAGGAGAGGTTCATCGGCAACAAAAGCATTTTATTGGGAAGAAGCAAATGATAGATGGTATGCTGAAGATGGTCTTTATGTAGCAGGTAATGTAGTTCTTAGTGGTACACTTAATACTGGACTAGGTGCTACTGAACTTTATTTAATGGACCAAAATGTAAGAACAATTGATTCTCCAACATTCGCAACTGTAAATACGGGACAAGGTGCAAATGAATTGTACGCAATGGACCAAAACGTTAGAACAACCGATTCACCAACATTTGCAACTGTAAATACGGGACAGGGAGCTAACGAATTGTACTCAATGAATCAGAATGTTCGTACAACTGATGCGGTAACATTTACTACGGTTGATACCGGACAAGGTGCAAATGAATTATATGCGATGAATCAGAATGTTCGTACAACTGATGCTGTTACATTTGCAACTGTGGATACTGGACAAGGAGCAACCGAAGTTCACTTAATGAATCAAAATCTTAGAACAACCGATTCAGTAACATTCGCAAACGTAACTTCAAACTTAACTGGTACTGCTGATAGAGCTGAAGCTGTTGATTCAAACGATACTAGAAATACAAATGATACCCCTTCAAGTAAAAATGCTGGAGTTTATTTTGATTTTAAAACAAATAGTACAAATGGATTAAGTGATGGTGGTTCATACAACGGACAAATGTTTTGGAGAAGTTATGGTGGTAGTACTGATTTAAGTGGTGGAGCTCCAATACAAATTGCATATACGGCAAATCATAGATTGTGGACACGAATTGGAACTGGTGCATCAACATGGAGTGATTGGAGACAGCTATTAAATAGTGCTGACCAAATTTACGCTTACAATATGAATCAGTATGTTCGTACAAGCGATAATGTAGTATTTAATCAAGTAATTGCAAACTCTGGTGGAAATGGTGGAGCATTTTACCTAAGTGATACTAATGCTGGTTTATATAGAGATAGTACATACGCGGTTGTACTTTTACAAAATAATGATTCTAGTACTCCTTTATATTTAGCAGGAGCTGGTGCAGTTCGTGTAAGTATAGATGCTAATAATAATGAAACTACACAAAAATTCATAGTTGGTAATAACGCAATAAAATCATCAAACGAATTATTCTCCGTAGATGAAAGTGGTATTGCATTTGCATCAGCTGATTTCAGAGCACCATTATTTAGAGATAATGATAATACTGCATACTATGGCGATTTTGCAGGAACAAACAACTTCAATCAGACCGAGCAAAATGGTAGACTTTGGTTTTCAAACTATTTGGTAGCTCGTGGTGATGGTGGTATGATGGGTAGTTATAATTCTACTGGTACTGCATCTAAAGTAATTTGGACTATCGGTGAAAGTTGGCCAATTGGTAATATGTACGGATTGGGGTATGAATATGGAAGTGGATATGACCACCATTTAGCATTAAGAAATAATGGTACAACTTATTCTCGTTTTGGATTTGCAGGTGGTGCATTTATCGGTGGTACTCTAACTTTGGGTGGAGATTTATACGCATATAGATTCTATGATAGAGATAACACCGCATATTACTCTGACCCAGCTGGAACATCTAACCAAAATGTAATTACATCAAATACTCATAACGTAAATTATGGAAATTCATTTGTAGCACAAGGATATAATAATGCTGGTGGATTTGCAATGAATAACGCATCTACCTATTGGGGATTGATGTGGAACTTTTCGGCAAATGATTGGAGATTGGGATATGGTGGTACTACTTCTCAAGTTGGTTGGAATTTAAGATGGGATAATGGTTCTACTGTTTGGGCAAATGGTTCGTTTAGAGCACCATTATTCTACGATTCGGATAATACTACATATTATTTAGACCCTAATGGTGGTTCTTATTTGAGAGGTAGATTAGATGTTGCAGGTGGACATGGAAATTCCACACTTAGAATTACTGCTATTGGTAGTGAAATGGGTACTGGAACTCCATCTTATTTACAAATGTGGGTATCTGAACCTGGTGTAACTTGGAATGATGGTGGTTTTGGATTTAACGTACAAAACGATGGTGGCTCTCCTTCTGGATTTGGTAGAATCAATGGTGGGCAGGGACAGGCCTATATGAGATTCAATACCGGTGGTAATACATATTTCTATAATACAAACACCAGTGGTACTAGATATACTACAATGGAATGGTACTCGGATAGTACTGTTTACGCAAATAACTATTTAACTGGTGGTAACTCATTAAGAGCACCAATATTCTATGATTCAAATAATACTGGATATTATTGTGACCCCAATGGTACTGCTAGATTATCATATGTAGTAGCAAACGGTGGTATTCGTATTGATGGAAATGAAAACCTTTACTTAGATAACAACTACGGACAATCCGTTGTAGGTGTTTATACATCTGTAAGATATCAGGGTGTATTCTCAATGGGCAATTCATATAAGCCAGCAATAGATGGTACATCTTTGAATAACACATATGGTATAGTTTGGTCACACCCTAACGTTGGTGGGCAAGGTAGTTATTTAAGTGACCACGGTATGATTGTGGCAAACTATGGCACTACCTTCGCTGCAATTTCTTCTACCATTTGGGTAAAGAATGATATGAGGTCACCTATATACTATGACCACAATACTGGATATTATTTCAATGGAGATGGTGAAAGTAACTGGCAAGGATTAACATTATATGGTAAAAATAGAATTGGTTTAGACGGAAAAACCAATTTTAGAAGAAGTGATTATACAGGAGATAGCAACCACTGGACCGGTGTAAGAGGATGGGGTACTACTTCATTTAATGACCAAATGAACTGGGGTTCTGGTTGGGGTGATAGCTGGGGTGGTATTGGACAATCTCCTGGAGATACTTCTCACTATTTAACTGCACAAGTATATCACTATTCTTATTCTGGAGTTGGATATGGATGGCAGTTGACGGGTGGTGTTACTGATTCATTATGGTGGAGACATAGCTGGGCAAGTCCTGGGCAATGGTTTAAAATTGCTATGTATGATAATGCTGCATCTGCAGGTGGTGGTTTATATGCCGGTGCATTCTATGATTCAAATGATAGTGGATATTATTTAGACCCAAACTCAACATCAGACCAAGCATTAAGAATCAGAGGTGGTGCATTGCATGGACCTAACCCAACTTGGGGAGCATATCTTTATGTTGGTGCAAATGGTAGACCTAATAGCTGGGCGTCTGTTGTAGCAACTAATGGTAACTTACACTTAGATTGTCAAAACGGATACGAAACTTATATCAATCACTATTCTGGAAATAGAACGTATCTTTATGAAATAAGAACAAACTTTATTTACGATAGAGATAATACTGGATATTATTGTGACCCTCAATCTTATTCTCAATTTAGTAGTGGTGAATTCAACAACTATATGAGAGCAGCTCGTATTGATTTTATTGGTACGGGTGGTAACTCTGGACAAGGTACAAATGCATACTCTATCTTCCAAGAAGGTGGTGGATGGGGTTATCCTTATCCGGATTTAAGAATTGCATATCATACTGGTATTAAATTGGGTGGTAACGGACCTTCATATGAAGGAACTAGAGTTTACACCGATTACGATATGAGTGATTTGGCAATCCAATTATGTGGACCTTCAAACTATTCATTTAAGTATAAGTGGATGTACACAAATGATACCGGATTTTATTCTGGTACTAATGGTGCACACTGGTATCCAAACAACATTACATATGGTGCGTGGAGAATGGATGGTAATAGAAATGGATGGTATGGACACGTAATAGATTCAGCATATCTACCTCACTATATGTGGGAGAGTGGTAATGGTGGAATGTATTTACAAAATGCGGGAAGATGGGTATTCTATCACTCGTTAGGAAATAACTGTACCGGATTGGGTACATCTGCAACCGCAGGTGGATACGCAATATATTGTAATGGTGGAGTTTATGCAACAGGCAACATTGTAGCTTATTCGGATATAAGAAAGAAAAAAGATGTTGTTACAGTTGATAATGCTTTGGATAAAATTTTAGAATTAAGAGGTGTTTACTATACTAAAATTTATAATGAACATGATACAATTCCAGATGGTGGTGCTGATAAAAGACAATTAGGAGTAGTTGCACAAGAAGTTGTTGAAGTAGTTCCGGAAGTTGTATCATATACAGAACATTTAGATGAATATGCGGTAGCGTATGGTAACTTTGCTGGGTTATTTATTGAAGGATTTAAAGAACAACAAATTATTATCAATAAGCAAGCCGATGAAATTAATTTACTAAAAGAAGAATTACAAAAAATTAAAGATTTAATACTTAATATTAATAAAGAATAAATTATGGCACTTTTAAGAGATTACGAATTACCAGGAACTGGACTAATTGCACCAAATGCATATCATGTTGTTACAAATGTGAAGGTTGAAAAAAGAATGGCAGACTTCAAGCGACCTGTTGACCTTTCTATGCCAGATGGATTAACACCGATGGATAGAAGTCCAGGTACGGAAGTATATTGGGCTGCTGGATATACTGCAGAAATAGCAGTGACAGTTTGGAAAGATAAAGCTGCAAGGGATGACAATGCACAGCCAATTGGATTTATAGGAAAAAACCCATCGGATAATAAATTTGGTGTAAGTGTTGGTACGGCTGGTATGGACCATAAATGTGTGTTTATGGTAGAAGTACCATCTGAATTAGACCATATGGCACAAGCATATAGACATCTTTTAACTACTGATTATTATAGTGGTTCATTAGAAGTTTAAAAAATAAATTAGATATATTTATACAATATAAACACAATTATTATGGGATATACATACGAATGGAAGTTAATAGGACTTAAAAAACAAAATAGCGCTAATATAAATGATGCCGTTGTTGGTACAAATTGGAAATTAACGGCTACAGATGAAGATGGTAATGTAGGTACTTTTACCGGAGCAACACCGTTCAGTATTAACACAATAAACACAGCTAGTTTTACAACATATAATGATTTAACAGAAACACAAGTTATTGGTTGGATTAAAAACCACGTAAGTGGTTCAAATACAACTACAAATTATTGGGCACATATAAGTGGAGTAATTGAACAAGAAATAAATAGTAAAAAATGGGTTAAGGTAGAAGTTGCTGAAGTAGACCTACCGTGGTCACCAACATCTGGTAGTGTAACTCCATATATAGCTGAAACAGCTCCTGTTTAAACAAAATACAAAAATATAATTGTAGATTGTAATATCGATTCTTAATAATTAATTTGTGTTTTGAATATTTTGTTTATATTTATATGAGTATTACTGTAAGTTATTACTAATACAAACTTAAAATACAAATCGAAGAAATAAAATGGCAGAAAGAATCGTATCACCTGGCGTATTCACAAGAGAAAATGACCTATCCTTCTTAGCTCAAGGAGTTGGAGAAATTGGAGCGGCATTTATAGGACCTTTTAAACAAGGACCTGCATTCGTTCCAACAATCGTAAGAACGCAATCAGAATTTGAAGATATCTTCGGAACACCTGATGGAACTTATTATACCGAATACGCAGTACAAAATTATTTAAGAGAAGCTGGACAAGCAACAATCGTAAGAGTTGCCGGAATTGGTGGTTACTCACAGGCAGCACCTTTGGGTATATTAGCATCCGGTTCTCAAGGCAAAAAAATAGTTGGAGTTTTATATTCAACTAATTTTGGCGATGAAGGTGTTGGATTTTTAAATGCTTCTACTAATATTACAAGTAGTGCATCGGTATCCGGTTCATTTGTAATATCAGGACTAATTAGTTCTGGTTCTGGAGCAGCTAGTGTATCTGCATCAATTTTTCAAGAAGCTACAAATGATATTTCTGATGTATTTGGTGAATCTCCATTCGGTGCTAAAGCAGCTTATGGATATTTGTATTTTGAAAGTTCATCATTAGGATTTAAAAATGATAGTGCTTTACAAGGTGTACAAATATACGAAGTTAACTTACCAACACAAGTGTATGGTGATGCAGAAGAAGCAAGTACTCCAATCGTAGTATCTCAATTAATTAGTGGTGAAAGATATAACTTATTTAAATTTGAAACAATAGGACATGGTACATTATATAATACTAAATTTAAAGTTGGTATTTCTAATGTAAAAGCGGCTGGTGAAGATGGTTCAACTGATTATTCAACATTTACTGTAACCATTCGTTCATTTAATGATACTGATAAGAGAAAGAGTGTAGTTGAAACATATAATAACGTAAACTTAGACCCTGCATCTCCTAACTATATAGCTAGAAGAATTGGTGATAGAAAGTTAACAATCGATTCTAATGGAAAATTAACTGAAACTGGTGATTACTCAAACAAATCAAACAATGTAAGAGTAGTTGTATTAGATGCTAATTCTAGTATCTTAGGACCAGGTTCTTACCCAATATCAGCAGCACCATTTGGACACGCGGCATATGTGAATCCAATTAAAACAAATTCTACAACTGAAGATGCATGGGTGCCTGCAGTAAATTATCAAACAGGCTCAGCAAACAACACATCATCATCTCCTATATATTTTGCTGGATTTGATTTTGAAGATGCATATAAAGCAATAGATAACAAACAATATTTAAAACCAATTCCTGCCGGAGCATTAAATGGTGCTAACGTAGTATTCGCATTTGATTCACAATTATCATATGTAATGACTGGTTCGGCATCAACTGATATGGTTAAAAGACAATTTGTATTAGGATTCCAATATGGATTTGATGGTACTAACCCAACCGTAAGAAAAGCTAAGGCTGGTGATACTGATTGGGGAAATTCAAACACACAAGGATTTAATTGTTCAAACGCATCACAAAATGGTTCAATAGCATATACTAAAGCAATCAACGCAGTATCTAATCCTGATGAATATGATATCAATATGGTGGTAACGCCTGGTATCGTAAGAAGTCTTCACCCATCTGTTACTTCTAAAGCAATTGATATGGTTGAAGAAAGACAAGATTGTTTCTACATCGCTGATTTCAACGATTATGATGATTCAATTACTGAAGCAACTGAGCAAGCAAATTCGGTAGATTCAAACTATGTAGCAACTTACTATCCTTGGATGAAAACAATTGATAGTAACACAAACAAACTAACAACAGTTCCACCTTCTACATTGTTACCTGCAGTATATGCAGCAAACGATAGATTGGCGGCTGAGTGGTTTGCACCTGCGGGTTTGAATAGAGGTGGTATTACCGGAGCAGTTAGTGTATTGAATAGATTAACACACTCTGAAAGAGATACTCTATATGAGAACAAAGTAAACCCAATTGCGGCATTCCCTGGACAAGGTATTGTGGCATTCGGACAGAAAACATTGCAAGATAAGGCATCTGCTTTAGATAGAATCAATGTTAGAAGATTACTTATCAACTTGAAAAAATTCGTTGCATCAACATCTCGTTTCTTAGTATTCGAACAAAATACTTCTACAACTAGACAAAGATTCTTAAACACTGTGAACCCTTACTTAGAATCAGTACAACAAAGACAAGGACTTTATACCTTTAAAGTTGTAATGGATGAAAGTAACAACACACCTGATGTAATTGATAGAAACATATTAGCAGGACAAATTTTCTTACAACCGGCTAAGACAGCGGAATTTATCGTAATAGATTTCAACATCTTACCAACTGGAGCAAGTTTCTCAGCATAATACGAAAATAAAGGAAGTAGATATTTATTAATATAAAATAAAAGGATAATAAAATGGCAGAAATATTAGAGTTTGACAAGATGTTCTATACGAACTTCGAACCTAAAATGAAAAATAGATATGTGATGGAGATAGATACTATCCCTTCATATCTTGTAAAAGCGGCAAACAGACCTACAATTCAATTTGAAACAATTGCATTAGACCATATCAACGTAAAAAGAAAATTACAAGGTAAAGGTGATTGGCAAGACATAACAATTACATTGTATGACCCAATTGTACCTTCTGCAGCACAAAAGGTAATGGATTGGATTCGTTTAGGACATGAATCAATTACTGGTAGACGTGGATACGCAGATTTCTATAAAAAAGATATTACTTTCTATTTGTTAGGACCAGTTGGTGATAAAATTGAACAATGGACTTTAAAAGGTGCATTTATTCAACAAGCAAACTTTGGTGAATTAGATTTTTCATCAAATGAAGTTGCAACCATTGAATTAACATTATCTTACGATTACGCAATCTTAGAATTCTAAAAAATATTCCTTACGGAACGCTACCGAAGGATAACCCTCATCAGAAATGGTGGGGGTTTTTTATTTCTAATTTTTTAAATTCTATGTATTTATATATACAAACTTAAAAACGAATAACGTTA